AGAATGCCGGAAGATGCTATTGTTTTTAGTGAACCGGGAACGGGTATATGCCACCCCATGAAAGCGTGCTTTGATGATGTGCTTCTGCCAGATAAAGTCGAAGTCCAGTGCCCTGAAAGCGAGCAACCAGTAACACGTCATAAGACAATCGCATTTATTCAGAAGGCACTGGAAGATTCCGCAGAAAAAATATGCCCATGGAGACTTGAGGATAATCCCATACGTGTCTCATATCCATGGTTGATTGACCTTGTGCCAAGGGTTATATTGAATGCCTACCCAGATATCTTGGAAGTTTCCCATCTCACCAAAACAACGATAAGAAACAGAAGGATAATAGCTTTAAGTCTTGTTGGATGTGGTGGTTTCAACATATTGAACGCAATGTGGAGAACGTTTATGGGACAACATGTGTTTTTCAATTTTATATTCACGTTCATGTTAGTCGCAGCACTCATTCATATGCACAATCAACACGCAGGTTTAGTCGCACATTATTATGTGTCGCGCAACTTACGCTGGAGTAATTTGTTAGCATTGAAGTGGATGCCTAGTTTAATGAAGAAGCGATTATCCGTATTATGGACCCTAGTATTTGTTGCAGGAGCACTCACATTAGTAAGGAGTATTGTCGCCAAGATCATAACGCCCATTCGAGAGGAGAAGTGTAAGAAGACAAAACCACCAGTACAAACACCCAATATTGATGGGGATTGTCAAGGTGGCATCGTATCAATACCCAATGCCAGGCCAGTGTGGGGAGGTGTTCAATGCGTCCCTATACTCAAATCAGAAGACCATAATATTACATTCACACAACTGTTTGGAGTTGTGAAGAAGAGCATGGCCACTATTGAATATACGACAGATGATGACAAATACTGCCAATGCACAGCATTGATTCTTAAATCAGGTCTTATATTAGTCCCAACACATTTTATACCCAAGGTCCTCACAAGGATTACGATATATGTAGGATCACGGGAACATAGTGGTGGTATTATCAAGTGCATACTAGTAAGGAGCGATGG